GCCTGCACACGGTCGCCTCGCTCGTCGGGGACACCTGCACGATGGGTGCGAGCTGGTACGAAGAGCAGCTCTCGCTCGAGTAGGGGGACCGATGCGCGTGCGGATCCTGAGCGGCCATCAGGCGGGGCAGGTCCTCGACCTGCCCTTCGCCGAGGCCGTGAACGCCTTCGACACCGGCTACGCCACGCCCGCGGCCGAGACGGAGGGCGTCCCGGAGGATGTTACGTCCGACGCCCTCGTCCACGCCCTCGAAGGTGTCCAGGGGCGCGACCTCGAGGGGAAGATCACCCTCGTCGAGCCGGCTGTCACTCCAGTCGACGTGCCGGTGGCACCCCCGGTCGGGGACGCGGACCCCAGTGGCACCGACGCGCCTCCCGTCCAGCTCGAGGTGCCGCCGGTGCAGCTGGATGTCCCGCCGGCGCCTCCGGAGGTCCCGGTCGACGCCTCCCCGGCGCTCGCCGAGCCTCCGCTCGCAGAGACGCCGGCGGCGCCCGCGGCCAGCGAGCCGCAGTAGGGCGCCTGTGCGCTCCCGTGGGATGACGCGCCGGGCACCAAGGCGGGCACTAGGTGCCCGGCGCGTGCGTTCGTGATCAACATCCTCGCCCCGATCCGCCCCGGGCAGCTGCGGGACCGGGTCACGATCCAGGTGAACGCCGGAGCCGGCACGCGGGATAGCCGGGGCCAGGAGACCGAGACCTGGACGACGTTCGTGACGGGATGGGCCGACGTCGAGCCCATCTGGCTCGGGGCCAAGGAAGCGACCGCGGCGCAGCAGACCCAGGCGGACCAGGCCTACCTGGTCCTGATGCGCTACCGCGCGGGGGTGAAGCCGAAGATGCGCCTGCTGTTCGGGAGCCACACGCTGGACATCCAGGCCGCCATGGACCCCGACGGCCGGCACCACAAGCTCGTCCTGCGGTGCGTCGAGCGCCGCTCGACGGGGACGGCCTGACGTGGCGACGATCTTCAAGAATGCGCACCGGCCGGGGTGGACGGGGAAGTCGACCAGCGACTGGATGGTGGTCGAGGGTGGCGAAGAGCTGCGGGCGAAGCTCATGGCTCTCGCCAAAGGGATCGACGTCGACCTGGCAGAAGAGGCCATGCTCGAGGCCGGGGATCCGATGCGGGCGCGGGCGGCTGGACTCGCGCCGCGCGCCGCCGGCCCCGGCCACGGGAAGGGCGGGAAGCACCTCGCGGACAACATCATCCTCGGGGCCCAGAAGCAGGAGCCCGGCGCGGCAAACGTCGCGGTCGGACCCAGCAAAGATGTCTGGTACGGGCTGTTCTGGGAGTTCGGCACGCGCTGGATCGCCGCCCACCCCTTCCTCCGCCCCGCGTTCGATGTGGAGGAGGCCGGCACCGTGAAGCGGTGGGGTGAGCGGATGTGGCAGGAGATCCAGGAGCTCGCCGGGAGCGCCGAGGGATGACGATCGAGGAGGTGCTCTGCGCGCGCCTCGTGGCCCAGGTCACGAGCGTAAGCGGCCGGGTCTTCCCCGTCCGTGCGGCGCAGGACACGCCGTATCCGTTCCTCGTCTACGGCCAGGTGAGCGAGGTCACGCCCCATGCCTTCGGCTCCGACGTGAACGCGCTCTTCGCGCGCTGGTCGGTGACGGCCTGGGGGACGAGTTACACGGACGCGAAGGTCGCGGCGGACCAGGTGAGCACGGCCCTCAGTCGCTACCGGGCAACCGTCAGCGGGCTCGAAGTGCTCGACGTCTTCAAGGAGCTCGAACTGGACCTGTTCGACGATGCGGCGCTGGCCTATCACGTGGCGCAGGACTTTCTCGTGATGCACCGGAACTGAGGCCCCTATGGCGATCGTGACCCTCGTCAGTCCGAACATCTGGATGGGCCCCTACGACGTCAGCGGGGACCTCTCCAGCGCCGCCCTGAAGTACCAGAAGGAGCAGAAGGACGCGACGACGTTCGGGATGCTGAGCAAGGCACGGAAGAGCGGGCTGTTCGACACGACGTGCGAGCACCACGGCTACTGGAACGGCGCGGCTCCCGCGGATCTGATGTTCGGGCAGATCGGCCTCAATATCCCCGTCACGGTCGCCCCCTCCAACAACAACGGGGCCGACGGCGAGTTGGCGTACAGCTTCCCCGCGGACCAGGCGAGCTACGAGCTCGGCGCGCCGATCGGCGACATGCTGGGCTTCACGGTGAAGGCGGAGGCCTCCGGGGACCGGCTGGTGCTCGGCACCCTGATGATGAGCTCGCAGGACGCCGCCGGGGTGGCCGTGGCGAAGGTCGCGACGGGCACGGGCGTCGTCCGCAACCTCGGGGCCACCACGGCCGCCCAGAAGCTCTACATCGGCGTGCACGTCATCAGCGCGACCGGGAACCTCACCGTCCTGGTGAAGAGCGCCGCGCTCGTCGGCTTCGGGAGCCCGACCACGCGCTACACCAGCAGCACCTTCACCGCGATCGGCAGCGACTGGGCGAGCGTGGTCGGCCCGATCACGGACCAGTTCTACCGCTGCGACTGGACCATCAGCGGCGGCTCGCCGTCGTTCCAGTTCGCGGTGGTGGTGGGGATCGTCTAACCGGAAGGAGTAGGTCCCATGGCACAGATCGTCCTGACCGATGCGTCCATCCTGATCAACAGCGTGGACTACAGCAGCATGGCTCACCAGGTCAAGATCAACTACCTGCGCGAGCAAAAGGAGTCGACCGCCTTCGGCATGGCGTCGAAGGCCCGGAAGGGCGGGCTCTTCGACTGGTCCATCGAGGTCGAGATCTGGAACGACTTCGCGGTCGGCGTCTGCGACGGGCTGCTCTATGCCCTCGTCGGCGTGCAGACGGCCCTGATCATCCGGCCCGTCAAGGGCACGGTGATCGGCACCAGCAACCCGGAGTACCGCGGGAACGGGATGCTCGAGGCCTGGAGCCCCCTGGGGACGGCCATCGGCGACCTCGTGACCGTGACGGCGAAGTTCAACGGCTCCGACGGCGTCGCGCTGACGCGCAACACGGTCTGACGCAGCGGCACGGCAGGATCCGCGGGCGGCGACTTCCGGCGCCGTCTGCGGATCCCGCTCGCCACCCACGCTTTCCCACGAGGTGCACCGTATGACGGACGCAGTGGATACCCCCGCGGCCCCGGTTCTCACGTCCCGGCGGGCCATCCTGGACCTGGCGGACCTGCCGACCGAGACCGTCCTGGTCCCCGAGTGGGGCGGCGCAGTGCGGGTCCGCGGCCTCACCGGCAAGGAGCGCGACGACTATGAGGGCGGCATCATGGTCAGCCGCCGGAACCCGAAGACCGGGGACCTCACCCAGGAGATGAATCTCGCCAACGTCCGCGCGCGCCTGGTCGTGCGCTCGGTCGTGGACGAGGCCGGGCAGCGGGTCTTCACCGACGAGGACGCGGAGGCGCTCGGCGGCAAGAGCGCCCACGCCGTCTCCCGGATCTTCGACGTGGCGCAGCGCCTGAGCGGCATGCGGCCGGAGGACCTCAAGGAGCTCGTGGGAAAATCCGAGGCCACCCCGGCCGCCGGTTCGCCTACCGCCTCGCCCGCGACCTCGGACTAGTCGACGTCGACGCCATGCTCGCCTCTCTCGGTGCGCAGCAGATGATGGCCTGGCAGGCGTTCTACCAGGTGGAGGCGGAGGATGAGCTGCAGGCACACGCGAGCGCGCAGGCGCAGGCCGGGGTGGCGCAGGGCTCCCCGCGGGTCCATCGGGGCTTCGGCCGGTAGCCGATGAGCACGCTCGCGACCCTCGTCGTCAAGCTGCGGGCCGAGATCGGGGACTTCGTCAAGGGCCTCGACGACGCCCAGCGCCAGGCGGCGCAGTTCGGTCGGCAGATGACGACGGCGGGCCGCAATATGACCGAAGGGATCAGCCTGCCGATCGTGGCGGCCGGCGTGACGTTCTTCAAGTTCGCGTCGGATGCGGCGACCACCCAGGAGCGGTTCGGCCTCGCCTTCGGCGGGATGGCCGGCGACGCCACGGCCTTCAGCGAGAAGCTGGGGCGCGACCTCGGCCTGAGCGCCGAGAACATCCGTCAACTCATGGTCGTTCCTGAGCAGGCCTTCCGTTCGGTGGGCCTGAGCGCCAGCACGTCGCTACGGATGACCGAGGGTCTCACGAAGCTGGCGCAGGACCTCAGCGTCACCACGGCTGCCGGCCGGCCGGTCACCGAGATCATGGACCAACTGGTCCGTGGCACGGGGGGCGCGACGAAGGGGCTGAAGGAACTCAGCATCTACGTCGACGCGGCCAGCGTGAAGCAGTACGCCCTGACGCACGGACTGGTCGGCCTCCATCAGACGATGTCCGAAGGCACGAAGATGTGGGCGACCTACGGTCTGATCATGGAGCAGACTAAGGCACTCCAGGGGGCGTTTGCCGCCAACCTGGCCCTTCCGGGGGTGATGCTGCGCCAGCTCAAGGATGCCGCAGAGGACGTCGCGCGGTCGGTGGGGACGTCGCTCATGGGGGCGTTCAAGGCGATCATCGAGGAGGCGAAGAAGCTCGCAGCTGGCATCAAGGGCGTCGCCGATGGCTGGGCGAGCCTCCCGGAGGGCCTCCGGAACGTCATCGTCTATCTCGGACTCGCCCTCGCCGCCGTGGGACCGCTGACCTGGGGCCTCGGCCTGCTCATCCGCGGCATCACGGCGTTGTCCACGGTCCTCGGGGTGCTGGCAGTCGCGCTCCGCCTCCTTTTCACCACCCCCTGGGGCCTGGCGATCCTCGCGGTCGTCTCCCTGGGCGTCGCGATCTACGAACTCGTCACGCACTGGGATGGTCTCGTGGCGGCCGTGAAGCTGGCGGTGGCGAACATCGTCGGGGACTTGAGCCTACTGGCCCGCGCATTCGGCCTGACTGGGCTCGCCGATTCGCTGCGGGCGACCGAGCAGACCATCCGGGCCTCCCTGAACCGGACCGAACTCGAGATCTCCGCCTCCTGGGCACGATCCGCCCGGGCACGGGTCGTGCCGCTGGCGGTGATGGCTCCGCCCGGGGCGCCGGCGGCTGCAGCGGCGGGGGCGGGCACGGGTGGCGGGACCGGGACCCCGAACCTCAGCCCCGCAGTCGATGCGAGCATTCTCGCCCTACGGACGCAGATCGTCACCTTCGGGATGACCGCCGACGCCGCGGCGCTCTACAAGATCCAACTCGAGGGGGCGTCGCGGGCGCAGCTCCTGCTCGCGGCGGGACTCCTGGCCGCGCACACCCAGGCAGAGAACTACCGCGCCGGCATCGCGGGCCTCGCGCAGGGGGAGGCGGCGCGGCAGGACAGCCTCCTCGGCACGATCCGGGGGATGCAGACGGAGATCGCGACCTTCGGGATGACCGCCGACGCTGCGGAACGCTACCGGCTCGCCCTTGCGGGAGCCGACGACTTCGAACTGAGCGCCATCAAGCTCCTCCAGGAACACCGCGCCGAGCTCGCGCAGAATCAGCAGTGGAATCTGATGCTCGCGGCATCGGACAACACCCGCCGCTTGAACTTGGCGCAGACGATCGAGGCCATGAAGATCGAGGCCGCGACGTTCGGGATGACGGCGCAGGCCGCCGAGCTTTATCGGCTCAAGTTGGCCGGGGCGGACGCGGAGCAGTTGAAGGTCGCCGCGCACCTCCAGGCCATGACCGTCGCGCAGCAGCGGACAGCCGCGGAGTCGCAGTCACTGAGTAGCGCGGTCGCGAGCGCGGTGAGTGGGATGGCAGCAGCCCTCAGCAAGGCGCTGGTGACGGGCGCGAACGTGTTCCAGGCGCTCGGGGACGCGATCCTGCAGGGATTGGGCAATGTGGCGACGCAGGTCGGTGAAACGCTGATCTCGATGGGCACCATGATTCAGATGTCCATCACGAACCCGCTGGCCATGATTGCCGCGGGCATCGCCCTCGTGGCCCTGGGGTCCGCCCTCGGCGCCATCGCGACGAACGCCTACGGCGGGGGCAGTGCGGGTGGCGGCGGGAGTCCCAGTTTCAGTTCGGCGAGCGCGCCGGTGGGCGACAGCAACGTCTCCGGCCAGGGCGGCCCGATCACGATCGAGATCGGGGCCGGCGGGTATCACCTCGATCCCCACAACCCGCGGCAGATGAGCGACTTCGCCCACATGCTGCAGGCCGTGCGGGACCGGAACGTCGGCAAGGTCATCCTCAGCTCGAAGACCTCCTAGCCCATGGCCACCAACTCCCTTTTCCTCTGGGGTGCCGGCTACGAGAACCAGCTCCTCGTCGGCC